CAGGTGGTAACGGTGGTTCCGGTGGTGGTTCCGGTGGTTCTACAGGCAGTGCTATATCAGGCGGTACAGGTACAGCAGGTCAAGGCAACAACGGTGGCGGAACGACTGGCTCGTTCTCAACTGGCGGCGGTGGTGGTGGAGCTAGTGCAGTAGGTGGAACATCAAACAACACAAATGCACCCGCAGGCGGCGCAGGTTCAGCATCAAGCATTACTGGAACATCAGTTACTCGCGGTGGTGGCGGTGGCGCGGGCGGCGGTACAACTGTAGGCGCTGGTGGTGCAGGTGGTGGGGGTAATGGTGGCCCGGGTATTTCAGGGACAGGCACAGCAGGAGATCCTGGAACAGCCAACACAGGTGGTGGTGGCGGTGGAGCAGGTCGTATTGCTACTGGTGGTAACGGCGGTTCAGGTGTTGTCATTCTTAAATATCCTGATAATTACACAATCACTATTGGCGCAGGCTTAACAGGATCAACTGCATCTATTACTGGATACAAAGTCACAACTGTTACAGCAGGCACAGGAAATGTGAGTTGGGCATAATGGCACATTACGCATTCTTAGATGAAAACAACATTGTCACAGAAGTTATTGTTGGCATTGATGAAACAGAACTTATTGAAGGTTTAGACCCAGAAACTTGGTATTCCAATCTAAGAGGTCAAGTCTGCAAAAGGACTTCTTACAATGGCAAGATTCGCAAGAACTTTGCTGGTATTGGTTATGAATACGATTCAGTTCGTGATGCCTTTATTGCACCAAAGCCATCGAAAGCAACAGGCTTCGATGAAGATACTTGCCAATGGATAGTTCCTGATGAAGCCGATTCTCTGTAAAGCAGGGCAACAACTTCGTGAGCAGATTGATGATTCCTTTCCGGACAGAGATCGTAAGTCTGATGGTTGGATAGGCGATGCCAAACACTCCAATCGTAAGAGTGACCACAATCCCGATCCGTCTAACGGAATCGTCAGGGCTATTGATGTGGATAAGGACTTCGACTCACGCCCCAGCACAGGTGCTTATCTTGCCGACCAAATACGCTTATGCGCCAAGAAGGATAAGCGAATCTCATATGTCATCTTCGCAGGTCGAATTGCCTCATCTAAGTCATTTTGGCGTTGGCGTTCTTACAATGGGGTTAATCGCCACGATCATCACATTCATATCAGCTTTACCAAAAAGGGTGACAAAGATTCTTCGTTCTTCCAAATCCCAATGCTAGGAGCAAACTAATGAACATGAAAAACCCTCTCGTCCTAACTGCTGGTGCATTTCTCTCAGCTTGGGCTGCAAGTAACTTCGATGTCGACTACCGCGCAATTCTTTGGGCGGTGTTAGCAGGCGTATTCGGTTATGCCACGCCTAAAAAGTAATGTCAGCCCAAGATTGGGCGGCTGTTGTAGCTGTTGCTCTGACCGTTATTGGTTCATTTATTGGTGCTGTGAAATGGTTAGTAAAGCATTACCTAAACGAACTAAAGCCAAATAGCGGCTCATCTATGCGCGACCAAATAACTGCATTAGAAGCGCGTGTTGAAACGATTATTCGTATCCTAGAGAGGTAACAATTATCTCATGGCAAGAAAAGCAACTAAGAAGCTAACGGATGAAGGTTATTCCAAGTTAGATGCGTGGGCTATTGGCGTGCATGAAATGTATCGCGCCCTACGCAGAGCAGGCTTCCCAGTTGATCAGGCACTTGCCATTATTGTGGAGAAGAATGCTTATCCTGAATGGATTCTCCCAAACCCAATCAACCCTAATATCCCAGAGCCAGACTGGTATGACGATGAGGATGAATGAGAAGAACTGTTGTCGTTCCCGATTTACAAGTTCCCCTACACGATCCAGTAGCCGTTGCTAATGTTGCGGCTTATATTAAGGCTGTTCGCCCCGACTCTGTGGTTACTCTCGGAGATGAAGCAGATTTCACAGAAATCGGGCGTTGGAGTGAAGGAAAGCCTGGCTGGTACGAACAGACACTAGCTGAAAATAGAGACATGACTGTCGATGTGTTATGGCAGTTGGGCGAGTACGCCAGAGAACAGCATATGATTCGCAGCAATCACACAGATCGATTGTTTAATGTCATTATGAATAAGATTCCAAGCTTCATGTCATTACCTGAACTACGCTTTGAGAAGTTTATGCGTTTAGATGAACTTGGCATTACCTACCACAAGACCCCGTATAAGGTCGCTGGAAGCGGTTCTAACGCGATTCTAGCCGTTCATGGTGATCAGGGTAGCGTGAAGCCTACACCAGGTCTTACAGCCCTTGAAGCGGCTCGTAGGGCAGGTTTTGGAATTATCTGTGGTCACACGCACAGAGCTGGTTTCTCACAGTTCTCTGAGTCAACCGGTGGGCGTGTCGGGCGCATCATTCGAGGCTGGGAAGGTGGGCATCTAATGGATGTCCGTAAGGCAACCTACACTAAAGGCACGATGAACTGGCAGCAGGCATTTATTGTGATTGAGGAAATCAAGACAAATGTGCAGGTCAGCATCATTAATTTAGAGAAGGACGGTACTTTCATTGTGTCAGGTAAGAGATACGGGCGCTCTAGGTAACGACATATCTAGAGACATCGATGACCATATGGATGACTCAGAATTGTTACCGTTTCGTTATCAAAATCTACTGAATAAATCCCACTAGCTGTGCAACACTCTTCCTGTTCTCGAAATACGGGGCAAGAAAGGGCAAAATGATTATCAATTCATTAACGATTCTGATGATTACAGGTGTTGGCTTAATCTCTTACTTCTCCTTTAGATTAGGTCAAGAGGTTGGTTACGATCAAGGGCTGGTAGATGGTCGCACAGCTGTACGAAAGTACTATGAGCAGGTGGGTCGATGAAAGCAACTGAGGCGCTTATCAATGCAATCGACATCATGCAAGATCGTGGCAAGGTCTACGGTCATCCGAAAATCAATCAAGGTCGCATCGCTGCAAGGTTATCCTGTCTACTTGATTACCCAATCACAGACGCACAAGCTGCTCTTGCAATGGTCGAAGTCAAACTCGCCAGAATCACAGAAACACCAAGCCACGAAGATTCCTACATTGATGCAATAGCCTATTTGGCGATAGCAGTCCAATTACAAACAGAGGCGGATGAACTTTATGTTTAATCTAGATGATTACGAGACAGTAGAAGTAAGGCTGGAGAAGTTTATTAAGGACTTCCCAGATTTCAGAGTCGAGACAGAGTTAGTGAGTTTCCAAAATGACAGATACATTGTTAAAGCATGGATTTATCGTACTTTCGCTGATAGCACGCCGTTCTCCAGCGGACTCGCTGAGGAGACGATTAGCAGTCGAGGCGTTAATGCAACTAGCGCATTGGAAAACTGCGAGACTAGCGCGATCGGCAGAGCGCTTGCGAATGCTGGTTATGCAAGCAAGGGTAAGCGACCAAGCAAAGAGGAAATGGTTAAGGTCGCGAGAACAAAGCTCGCAGAGCCAAAACAAGACTATATCCCTGTCGTGAATGAATCTGATCCTTGGACTATCAAGACAGTTGCAGCGCCAACGACATCAGCTGAAGCAGTCGCTGTTGTAAAGGACATTATAGGCGGAACGACTGACAAAGATGTGCCGCGCTGTCCTCATGGCCCGATGCATTGGGCGCATGGAATGACAAAGGCTAATAAGCCGTGGGGTCATTTCAAGTGTATGGCAGCAGCTACTGGTGAAATGAATCGATGCCCTAAGGGTGAAGATGTTATTTGGTATGAAATAAGTCCGGAAGGCAACTGGAGACCACAGAAGGTACGCGCATGATGACTAAGCATGTTTACAGCTTCTTTGGCTATTCCGGTGTGGGTAATTGCGATGACTGCGATGAGGACACAATGCTTAATGATTACAAGCGTGATGACGGTTTATTCGTTGCACTATGTGAGAAATGCGAAGATAGGTTGGGATTGTAAATGGGCGAAATGGTAATCTTTGATGATGGCACAGCAACCATCATGGGCGGACAGCTCGAAGAACCGCAGGATATTGTTATCTATTGCGATCTTTGCAATGAACCTGTGGCTATTACTCCAAAGTTTAATGACCAGGTATTTATTACTTGTCTGAGATGTCATGCAGTATCACATATTGCATTGACTGTGACGAAAGAGCCTGATGAGCCAACAGAGCCGTAAACATCGAGGGTACGCGACCGAAAGGCTAGTGGCATCGTTCTTGCAGCAATGGTGGCCCAACGCTAGTGTAGGTCGAGGTCAAGGGAAGGATGTTCAAGGTGTCCCGTTCGACATCGAGATCAAAGCTCGTAATTCCCTAGACATAAGTGGAACGCTCCGCCAGATCAAAGCACGCACTTCGAAGTCGGGGGAACTCGGATTTGCTTGCTTCCGCTTAAACGGAATGGGATCTGCATCAGTCGAGCAATTCGTCTGTATGCTGCCGTTAGGTGATCTGGTGGAGCTTCTACGAAAGGCAGGCTATGAGAAGTTACCAGCTGAAATTGATTGGAACAGAAGTTTAATTAGATGTAGTGATTGTGGTAATTGGAAAATCAAATGGTGGGAGTGCAAAGCCTGTGGCAAAGAAGCGTCTGATGCCGATTTATGAATATCGTTGCCCTATCTGCAATACACAGATGGAGCTTGAATTGTCTATGGATCATGATTTAGTTCGATGCACAGATTGTGGCGCACAAGCTAATCGCATCTATTCAGTACCTGGCTTAGTGTTCAAGGGCAAGGGCTTTTACTCAACTGATAAGGGCGATAAATGAAATGCCATGACTGCGATAAAGAAGCAACTGCCTACTTTATTGAAGACCCAGAAATCATTTGTTGCAATGAGCATTTGGTAGGTGATTACTTCAGAGAAATAGAAACGCCGTCCTGACCTGCACTTATAGAAATGGATTTGACATGACCAGTACACTCAGAGAGCTAGAGCCCTTCAGGGGCTCAGAGCGAACCGTGAAGCGGTTAGTTCGCTCGGTAGCAATCGTTATCGGGGGAGCTCTATGCTTCTCCGTAGGATCAGCATCATGGGCGACAAACGATGCAACTAAGAGACTTACATCAAAACAATATGCAGCAGGACAATTAACAGTTAAGAATTACAAATGTTTAGCTACTCTTTATGGAAAAGAATCAGCATGGAAGTGGAAAGCAGTAGGTAATCTAAATGGAACTCATCGAGTATATGGAATACCACAAGGTAAGAGTGAGTGGTTAAGAACTGCTAACCCACTACAACAAGTATCGTGGGGCCTTCGCTATATAGGCCACAGATATGGTTATGTGCGTACAATAGAGGGTATGCAACCTAATACATGTAAAGCTTTAGATCATTGGAAGCGTAAAGGATGGCATTAGATAAACTTAATAGCCGTAAGTATCGCAACCACAAAGAACGTGTGTTTGCTCGCGACGGTAGGCAATGCAGGTACTGTGGCAATGATGAAAACTTACAAATAGATCACATCATTAGCCGTAAGAACGGTGGCACTCATGACATGGATAACTTACAAGTATTGTGTCGTGATTGTAACTTGCGTAAGTCAAGCAAGGATGAGGGTGTTTTTTTAGCACAGACGGCTAC